GCCATTGAGGCTTGGGGCCTTGGCTTCGCCTTGGGGAATTGCGTCAAGTACATCGCCCGCGCAGGTCATAAGCACAACGCTCGCGAGGATTTACAGAAGGCGCTTTGGTACCTCACTTGGGAGCTCGCCAAGTATGAGGACAAATAGGAAGTCAGTTCCTATTTAAAAGAAAGGCCCTCATGGAGTTCACCATGAAGGCCAATGCTTCCCTCGCCAGGGAAGGACTGTGAGATAGCATGGCGTTCAAGGATTATCAATACTGTTTGACCTGTCTCTCCTATGTGAAGCGCGGCGAGCCTCACCACTACAGGGGGACGCTCACGGTCTGCACCTCCCAAGTTGACCTTGACCTCAGCGCCCTCAAGCCTCGCGGTGAGTGGCCGAAGACTAGCCTTGACAAGTGGCTATGTTATAATGACACTAAGACTGACTTAATGGACGAGCTCAACGACTGATGGAGGACTAACCCCCCCGCTCATCAGAGGGCTTATGCGAAAGCTCGATTATCAAGCTGACACAGATGAGGCGCCCCGTCACATGAGGGCGCTGCATCCTCGTTTCTCTGTGAGGGGTATCTCAGGGACTCAGCTCAGCGGGGGCATGATCACAGGCTATGAGCGCAACGCACAGCTCACAGGGCTCAATTGGGTTCGTGAGGCTGAGGACATGCTCAGGACTGACCCCGTGGTCAGGCGCTCTTGGCACATGCTCCGCCAGACCCTCCTCAGCGCCACTTGGCGATGGGAGAGCGCGATGGATGGGAATCCTATCTGTGAGGAGCTCGCCCGCTTCGCCAATGAGGCTTGGGGCCTTGACGGCTACGCTGGGCAGATGAGCCAGTCATGGGAGGAACAACTCAGCTATCTGCTTGAGTTCGTCCCGCTTGGCTATCGCTACGCTGAGGAAGTTTACAAGGTCGGCCCTGACAGTGAGGGCAAGATCAAGGTTTGGCTTGAGCAGTACGCCGACCGCGAGCCAAGCGCTCACCTCCGTTGGCTGAGCCGTGACAATCAGCAGCTTGATGGGGTGCTTCAGCATGTGGTGGGCGTGGGCAAAGTTCCAGAGCCCATCCCATCCAACAAGCTCCTGCTCCTCACCCTCAACCGCACAGGCTCCAACTTTGAGGGGAGCGGGATGCTGCGGCCTGTTTGGTGGTGGTGGCGTACCAAGCAGAAGGTCAGCAACCTCATGTGCGTTGGCGTTGACCGTTGGGCTGTCCCCACGCCTCGCGTCAAGGTTGACCGCTCCGTGGCTGAGATGCAGGGGCTCACAGACTCAGACATCAACGCGATGATTGACGATGCTGAGGCACAGGCACAAGCCTTCCTCAGCGCAGAGCAGAGCTACCTCATTGACAACCCTGTGGTGAGCTTCGACCAATACGCCGCGACCCCTAACCTATACGCTCAAGGCCCGCTCGATATTATCCGCGAGTGTGACAACCAAATCAGCCAAGCCTTCCTGGCTCAGTTCGCCAATCTTGGCATAACTGACACGGGGGCGCGCTCAGTCGGTGAGGTTCATCTAAGTGTATTCCGCAGAGCTGCCATTAATCTTTGCGACATTGTGGCCTCTGCTGTTAGCGGGGTTGATCGTCGCGGTGGGGGAACCATAGGGAGGTTGATCAGGTGGAATTATGGCCCAATAGACCCAAGTCACCTCCCCCGCCTCGTTCATACTGGCTTAGACACGGACGATTTAGCGGAGTCTCTCGCTATGCTTCCGCAGCTCGTCACGGCGGGGCTTCTTACTCCAGACAACGAACTAGAGCGCGCCATCAGGGAGCGACTAGGTGCTGGCGATCTCCCAGAGGAAGCACAGCGATCAGCGCTAGAGAGAACCGTCAGCGCCGCTAGTGGTGGAGGCGGTGTGGCTGCGCTCGCTGAGGCGGCCATGAGGCGGAGGAGGCGTGATGAAGATTAGAACACGCGCCAAGCCTCAAGCGCTCGCTCCTAAGAAATATAGCCACATAGACTTCAAGCCACCTCAAGGAGCTCGTAAGGCAGCTGAGCGCGCTTTGAGGCGAAGGGCTCAGAAGCCACAGAGTCAGCGAGGGATGACCCCCGTTGGGATCGCCCGCGCTCGCGACCTCATCAACGGCGTCAACCTCTCCCCACAGACCGTGAGGAGAATGCTCGCCTACTTCACCCGTCATGAGGTGGATAAGCAGGGCTCGACCTGGGAGAGCTATGGCAAGGGCCGCCAAGCTTGGGATGGATGGGGCGGTGATGCTGGCTTCACATGGGCTCGAAAGGTGGTGGATCAAATGAACGCAGCAGACAAGAAGGCCACGCTCCGCTCCTATGGCGAGGCGGTTCAGCTCAGCGAGCGCCCATCCTATGACGTGCCTGAGGGCCTCACCATTGGGAAGCCCTTTAAGACCTTGGCGCTTGGTCAAGTCTCATCACGGATGAGCGGTGAGGCCATTGGCGCCCCTGTCTCTGAGGAGCTCCTCAATGAGATGGTGAGGGTCTATCGTGAGCGCCGCGATGCGGACCCTGTGATCATTGATTGGCAACACGCGACAAGCCCATTCAACGGCGGGACTCCCGCACCTCCTGAGAGCGGGAACGCTCTTGGGATGATCGTTGACCTAGAGCTCCGCGAAGATGGCCTTTATGCAGTCCCCGCCTATAACGAGCGCGGGCTTAAAGTCGTTCAAGATGCGGGGGGCGTCCTGTGGAGCTCCCCAGAGTATCTTCACGGCGAGATATTCACCCGCGATGGAGGAGAGAAGGTGGGCGATGCTCAGCTCCTCGCCATCACATTAACCCCCCGCCCTGCCCAATCTCACTCCAAGATTGATCGGGTCACTTTATCGGAAAGAGAGCAGATGATGGACTTTGAAAATATGTCCCCTGATGAGCTCAAGGCCGCGCTCGCCGCAAAGGACGCGATGGTCAAGGAGCT